AATAATACTGCTTTGAGAGGGCTTACAGGTAATAATTATTACTGGATTAATTTCGTAAACACTACATCTATTGCTTTGACTGCCAATGCTCTTGGAACTAATGCTACCTTATCATTATCTACTAATAGCACTGGTGGAAATCTATCATTTGTAGTTACTAATCCAGGAACTAATTTTATTAATTTGAACCCTACCATTGTGGTTTCAAATTCTATTGGTGGTAATTCAAGCGGTAGTGGTGCAGTTTTTGATGTTGGGTTTGCTTATTATGTTACTGGATCAACTCCTGTTCTTGGCGCAAATGTGGATATCCTTGCAGTTGTTCGTGAAGCTGATAACCCAGCAGAAACACATTATATAGAAGACGAAACAGGAACACAGTTTGCATTTTATGCGAACGGTAATGGCTTCAGTTTGTTGGGAAATTGGATTAAGCCAATAAAGTTGAGCCGAGGATATAACGTTGCTAACGTTAGCATTAATAACACTGCTCCTGGCGCAAACTCGAATGAAACTCATAGTATAGTATTGGTAAGAAATAATGTTTCTTATAATTTCTATGCTAATTCTAGTGGTTTTGATTATAACACAGATACTATCAAAATAAGCTCAGCCAGTAGCTATTTCGCAAAAGGCGATAGAGTTTATTATCAAGTTCCTAATAGCAATACTCCGCTAAACGGATTGACTGGTAATACATATTATTATGTGAACTTTGTCAATAGTTCTAGTATATCATTAGAATACTCTGAATTGACTTTTGGACAAAGAATTGAATACGTAGTACCTAATGGCAATACTGCTTTAGACGGTCTGACAGGTAATTCTTATTACTATATCAATTACACAAATAATTATATTGTTACTCTTACTAGTGACGAAATAACAAATGCTAATTTTGGCACAGTGTTCTCAGAGGTTTTTGAGGCGAACGATGTAATTTGTTTCCAAGCGAATAGTGCAGATTCTAATACTGTTGAATTCCAAGTTATTAAAGAAGTTGTTAGCAATACAAAAATGTATCTGTATGGAAATACAATTTATAATTCAACAGATAAAGCAAAATATTTTATGGCTCCAACAACTATACCTGCCAATTTTGCCAAATATGACACATTGATGTATAGTGCCAATGGTTCTATAAATGGTGAAAACGAAAAAATCACAGCTATTCCTAGCTCAGGAAATAATGCTATTAAGTCTGTTACTAGTCTTGATTCTGGTATTGGTTATGTTGAAGGCGAAGAAGTAACTGCTTATTTGTATAATGCAGTTTCAGATGCTATTACAATTGTTCAAGGCGGAACTGGATATGCTAACAACGAAAAATTGGTTTTCGCTGGCGGAGATCCAGGAACTATTGCCACAGGATTCATAACTACAAATACAACAGGCGGAATTGTTGACGCAACAGTATTGAATGGTGGATCGGGTTACAGACAGGCTCCTCAGGTACTTGTCCAAACAAAAAATGGCAAAAATGCATTTTTGACTTCTGAATTGGTAGAATTTAATACTCTGGTGGAAGTTACTGGCCTTGTCAACAAAAAAGGTATAGGAGAAGGCAAAGGATTCTGGAATTCTACAAGAAGTTTCTTGGATTCCGATAAATACATCCAAGATAGTTATTATTATCAAGATTATTCTTATGAAATCAGGGCTGCAAAAAATCTTTCTAAATACAAAGATATAATTAACGAAACTTTCCACTCTGCTGGTTCTGAATTATTTGGTAAGTATTTATACAAAGATCTAAATACTTCTATTATGCAAATCGCATATGATCAATCATATGCTAATACTGATCCTGTTACACTTTATACTCTAGTTTCAGGAGATTTTATTACTTGTGATGAGGATCATTTCACAGTAGATACATATGTTTATGACTATTATGAATATGCTGATATTCCTACAGTTTCTGTTGATAATATTGCAATCAAAGTTGACAATATAACTAACAGATCTGATTTTATTGTTATCTCTGTCGATAGAGATTTGAACTCAAATGGGGATATTTACGTTCATCTAACAGCAGACAGTAATTCTAGATTCGTAACTTCGGATATTATTGCTTATTAAAAGGGGACAAATTTATGGGTACATATCAAGAAATTGATGTTGGAACGACAGCTAATGATGGAACTGGCGATCCACTAAGAACTGCTATGATTAAGGTTAATGAAAGTTTGGCTAATGCTTTCAGTAATCCTACAGTCACTAGTTGGGTAACAGTTGGTAATGCAACGTCAAATGTTATCCTTACTTCAAATTCAACAGCGGCTCCAAGCGTTCAGGTCGCTAATGCTACAAATTCTTCAAAATCAGTAGTAAATACATACACAATTCAGGTTTCTAACAATACATATACTGCCAATTTAACAGCTGCGCAGCTTAGTATCGGAAATACAACCTCTGGAGCTTTTGGGGCAACAGTAAACAGTTCTGTTATCGCTATTGGAAACGCAACATCAAATGTATTTGCTAATGGAACTAATATTTCTATTGCTAATAACACTCAGGGTTCTATAGTTATTCATCCAAATAGAATTCTTGTTGGTGCTAACGTTAGCATTAATAACCAAGCTATTTCCTGTGGTAATACATCAGCAAACTTGCTTTTGGATTATAGTATTGTTCGTGTTGCCAACGGTACTTCTGGTCAGGCTAATGTTGAACCTGGTAAAATAACCGTTGGTGCTAATGTTACTATTAATACAACTATGGCCACTCTGCCGGCAGCTAATGTAGTATCAAACACTGGATTTACATTAGGTTCGCATACAGCCGCTGCTAATGGTTACACTTTTCTTCCAAACGGTCTAAAGATGACTTGGGGATGGGTGTTGTCTAACACTAGCACTGGTTCTATATCTTTTGCAGACGTTTTTAGTACTGCAGTATTTTCAATTACTGCTACAGGTAATACTGCAGATTACGTTTATTTTACAGCAAGAACAGTAAGCGGTGCAACAGTAAGAACTTCTAATGCTACTGCAACAAACGTTTATTATATTGCTATCGGTAAGTAAGGGTTATTAAATGGGTAAGTTACTACCTACATACAAAAAAGCTCTCATTGATGAAATGAAAGATAATATGTTGTCAGGCTCAAGCGATTATTACGCTTTTGCTGCTGATCCTGTTTCTAGCCTTACTGTCCCCACGCTAGCAAACGACGATTATGACACAAATTATCCTGTTTGGTCAATGCTTTTTGGTAAACGACTTACTTATAATGATGTTACATTAGTCATAGACAATAAACAATGGGAATATGGAAAAGTATTCGACGAATATGATAATACCTCAGATACATTACATTCTAACAGTAATTTTTACACTGTGTGTATTCCTGGCATTGTTGGTGGCAACTATTTGATCTATAAATGTATAGATAACGCCAATGGCGCTCCTTCTACAATTGACCCAAGCACCATTGGTGACCCTCAAGGCAAATTGTCATTTCAAACTTCAGATGGTTATGTTTGGCGTTATGTTTATTCTGTTTCTTCTGCAAACTACGATAAATTTGCAACAGATGACTATATTCCAGTTTATACAGATCAAAATATCTATGCTACTGCATCAAGCTATTCAGGCGTAGAAGTTGTTGTCATTACTAACCCAGGATCTGGTTATGATGCACACCATGACGGTATTGTAGAAGCTGTTATTAACAGTACCATGATTCAGATTTCTTCAAATGCATCATCTTTCAATGAATATTATACTAAAAATGGAATTTATATCTATAACACATTAGAAACAACTTCTCAATTAACATATGTGAAACAATATATTTCTAATACTACTGGTAATTTCGTAAGAGTGCAAGACGAAGGAATCAATACAGATAATATAATTGAAGGCGAGACTCAATATAAAATCAGCCCAAGAGTAGTTTTCAATACAGACGCTGATCTCGGAGCTCGACCAAAAGCTTATACTACAATCAATCCTTATCAGAATTCTATTGGTAGTATAATTATGCTTGACATTGGAACTGGAATCACAAGAGCCAATGTCTCAATTCAGAGTAATACTCTTTGGGGATCCGGAGCCACAGCTTATGCTATTGTTCCTCCTCCTGGAGGGCATGGAAGCGACCCAGCATCAGAATTAGACGCCAAAGGATTCTGTGTAGCTTTTAGATTTTCTAACAACGAATTGACCACAATACCAGACAATATTAATTACTCTAAAATCGGTTTAATGAAAAATCCATACGCTATGGATATAAATTTCGAAAAAAGTGAAAACAGGTATCAAACTAACACTTTTAATCAACTTTTGAAATTTGATATCAATAACATATATTACACTTTCAACGTTGAAGATGTTATCTATGGAGAAAGTTCTGGCGCTAAAGGAATTATAGCCTTTGTTAATTCTAGTGCAATGTATGTAGCCGGAGACAGAAGTTTTGAAGATGGTGAGAGAATCACTTATGAAGATGGTACACCTACCCTCAATATAACTATAAGTGCAGAAGGCGCAATTTACACTAAAGACGTTAGACCTCTTTATGTTCAGAATATAAATACAGTTGAAAGATCAAACACACAGACTGAATCGTTCAAGTTGATTGTAGAATTTTAAACAGGATTAGAAAATGCCAATAAACACTAATTTTAACGTCAACCCTTATTTTGACGATTATGATGAAGCTAAAAATTATTATAAAGTCCTATTCAGACCTTCTACAGCTATCCAGGCACGTGAACTCAATCAAATGCAGACTATTCTGCAGAAACAAATTGATAGATTTGGTCAACATATATTTAAAAACGGCTCTATAGTATTAGATGGTTCTTTTGATTATGAACATTACATTGATACCGTAAAGGTAGTTTCATTAACCCAAGATCTAGAATCATCATATTTTGTTGGTAAAATTGTTACTGGATCTGTTTCCGGTGTCGAAGCTTACGTAAAACACGTAGACTATGATTTCGATAATAACGTTTATGTATTTTTCGTTAGATATACAAAATCAGGCACAGATACTAATTTCTTTCTAACGGACGAAATTGTCACTGACAACAGCAATCCTAATAATTTCTTTAAAACTGTAGAAGAAGATTGCAACTCAGTAGGAACTATCTTTAGCATTTCGCAAGGCGTAATGTTCTCAAAAGGCTTTTTTGCAGCCTTTCCTGCGCAAACTGTGGCGCTTTCGTTTTATACCACAACTCCTTCTGTGATTGCAGGTTTTAAAGTTGTAGAATCAATCATAACAGATTTACAAGATCCATCTTTATTGGATAACGCTCTAGGATCTCCTAATGAAAACGCTCCAGGAGCTCATAGATTTGCAGTAGATCCTACTCTTACTGTTGTTGATTATGATGCTGAGATTACTGATCCTGATTTTTCGATTCTTGTTGTTATTAAAAATGGCATTATCGAACAGTCTAAAGAAAGAACTGAATACGCAAGAATTTATGACGAATTCGCAAAAAGAACTTATGATGAATCAGGCGATTATTACGTTTCTGGGTTTAATGCCAGAGTAAGAGAGCATTTAAACGTAAACTCTAATGAAGGACTATTCTCATTAGCAGAGGGTGGCGATTCACAAAAACTAACTATCGATATTGATCCAGGTGTTGCTTACGTAAAAGGTTATGAAGTTAATAAACTTGTCACACAGCACATTATTACTGATAAGGGCATAGAATACGAATCTGAAAACGGTGAAACTATTAATGCAAGAACAAGTGGTTATTATCTAGTCAAAGAAGCTATAGGGACCCTATCTTTAGATACTGGTACTTTAGTAAATCTTTATAATACTGCTGAACAGAGAATTACAAATAAAACAACATTATCAACAGCAAATACTGGCGCTTTGATCGGTACTGCTAGAGTTAAGTATTTTGCTTACGATTCAGGATCTCAGGGTTCAGCTAACGGTTCATATAGATTATATCTATATGATACTCAGCTTACTAACGGTAACATTGCAAATGTTAGATCAGTAGGTATCAGCTCTACATTTTTTGCTGACATTCAATTAAATTCAAATAGTACTCCAATATTCAACGATTATAATCTTAACACTTTGCTTTATAAAGTTAATACCAATTATACTAGATCTCTCAGAGGTAATAATGGTATTTCTGATACAATTTTCAATTTCAGTAGAACAGAAACAAAAACCACAAACTTTGCTACTGGTGGTATCTTAACCTTATCTTTGAGTGGTTCAGATCAGGAAGAATTGTCGTATTCTACTGGTTCTCTTTCTTCAACAGAAAAAAGAACTATTCTTCTTACTGTTAATGCTAATAAAGATATTCATTTATTCTCGCCATCTGGTGTAGTATCTGGAACTTCTGGTCAGGGCAATCTTACTGGAACTTCTACATATTTCTCTAGATTGAACGCTGGTGATAGAATCAAAGTAAACGGTAGCTACTATTTTGTAAACACAGTATACAGCGATACATCTATGAGTATTGTAGGTACTCTTTCTAGTAGCCCAGTTTCTAACGTGATTTATAGATCATACATGGCTGGTGATATAGTTGATTTGACTATAAAGGGCAGTTCAGGTGTAACCAGAAATGTTAGTTTATCATCTTCTGGTGTCATGACTGTTGATTTGAAGGAAGACACTTCAAACACAACAGGTTCAGTTTCTTGTTCAATCACTTATAATATTACTAGAAGTGGTGCTCAGGAAGTCAAAAAAATATTGAGTCCTAGACGTTATGTGATGATCAATACAGCAACTAACGTTGCTAATACTGTTGGTCCATATAACTTAGGTTTGCCAGACGTTTATAGAGTAAGATCTGTAAGAATTAAGACTGGTGCATTTGTTAATAACACTGATGGTGATGATGTAACATCATATTTCGCTCTAGATGATGGTCAAAGAGATTGTTTTTATGATCACGCTTCTTTGATATTCAAAGGCGGTATTGATATTAAAAACAAATATCTATTGGTGCAATTAGATCATTTTGAGGCAGATTATACTGGCGGCGCTGGCTATTTTTCTGTTGATTCATACCCAGTTGATGATACGACAGTTTCTGAAAGCACTATTTTCACCTATCAGATACCAGTGTATGCTACATCATACGGTGAAATGTTTGAACTAAGAAATGCTATGGACTTTAGACCATACAAAACTGCAACAGCTGCTAGCACTCAAGCTACTTCGACTGGTAATATTTCTGCAGCGACAGTAAATCCAGCAACAACTACTTCTATGTATGTTCCCACAGGAGGTTTAAGAACTTCTATTCCTGGAAGTAATATGTATATTGACTATTCATATTACCTTGCTAGAAGAGATTTGATTGCTGTAGACACCAACGGTAATTTCATTTTATATAAAGGCAAACCAGACATAAATCCTATCAGCCCTATTGCGCCTGATAATGTTATGCCTTTGGTCAAAGCTCTCATCAAACCATATCCTTCTTTGTCTGAAACTTATGCAAGACAACTTGGTAACCAAACATATGGTTGTACTGCCAAAAATATTGCAAATAGAAGATATACTATGAAGGATATTGGCACTATCAAAAATAGAGTTGATAATCTAGATTATTATAATGCTTTGACTCTTCTAGAAAAAACAGCAACAGATTTAAATATTACAGATGCTGCTACTGGTCTGGATAGATTTAAAAATGGATTCTTTGTTGACGGTTTCGTAGATCACTCTTTGGGTGATACCAGAAATGACGATTATCGATGCTCCATTGATCCTAAAGAAAACTGTATTAGACCTTTTCACGAAGCTGATTCAGTAAAGTATCAATATCAGTCCACAGGTTCTTCTGGAGTTCAGTTAACTGGTTCTCTTGTAACTAGACCTTACACTGAAACAGTGTTACTAAGCCAAAAAAATATTTCAACTAGAAGAAACATTGAATACAGTGTTTACAGATTCGTAGGAAGAATGACCTTCCGTCCAGAAACTGATATCTGGCACGACCAAAAAACAGTTGATAAAAAAATCACCTATGGTGATGATTTGCCAAATCCTATCTTGTTAAGCACAGAATGGACTTCATGGGAAAAGTATGGCGTAGGTAAACCAGTCTATAACGTTTATTCAACAAATGAAGGAGGTTATGGTAATAGCTGGAATGGTGGCAAATCATTAGAAGGTTCTTTCTCTAGTTATAAAGAAGCTTTGGATTTTGCTAAACCAGTTAAAACAAATACTCTTCCTGCTAATTATTATGCATATAATGCAGGTGGTGGTTATAACCCAAGAACTCCTTACTATTTGGCTAATGGTCAATTAGTTACCGGTTATTTTGGATGGTCAACAAACCCAGATATAGCCGTTCAAATGGGCAGTGGTAATTTAGGTAGTAATACACCTGATAATTTCATGCGTTCCTTTGCTATTGAAGGAACAGATCCGGGCACTACAGAACGCAGAAGTAAAGTAGAAAAATCTCTTGATTGGGGAACTGAAACACAAACTCTAGGTTCTTTCGTAACTGATGTTACCTTAGCAACATATATCAGACCACAGACTATAACCATAATAGTTCAGGGTCTAAAGGCCAGAACTAGATACTGGGTCTACTTTGATTCAGAAAATATGACCAGCTATTGTTCTCAGTGGGTAGCATCTAATCTTTTTGGCGCTAAACCAGATAGCTATAAAACAGAGGGTGCTGAGCTAATTACTAATGACGGCGGTGATCTTGTATTCGATTTGAGATTACCAACAACTGGTAAACGCTTTAAAGTTGGCACTAAGGAAGTTATTGTAACTGACTCGCCAACTAATGCTGTTGATGCAACTTCACACGCCAGAGGTTATTGGACTTCTTTAGGAATCAACGCTCAGAAACAAAACACTATTGTTTCTACTGTTGTTCCTACTATTGAAACTAACTCAACCCCAGAAGAAAGATTTATTCCAGGAAAGGGACAAACTCTAGAAATTTGGGCTTGTTCATGTATGGCATATTCGTTTAAAGTTGATGTTCCACCAACAGAAGATGGTATTTTCCTAACTTCTGTAGACATTTTCATCGAATCAATGCACCCAACTCTTGGTGTTTGGTTTGAAATTAGAGAAATGAATGCCGGTGGTGTTACCAAGAATCAGGTTCCTTATTCTGAAGTTTGGATGAAGAGAACTGATCCTAGAATCAAGTTGAATCCTGTTGGAACAACTAATTTCCAAGCCACAAAGGTAAACTTCCCTGCACCTGTTTACCTAATGAATAACACTTCTTACGCATTTGTTATTCACACTGAAGGTTTGAACCCTGATACATATTTCTGGGTTTCAAGACTTGGCGAAACTGACGTTCTTACTAATAGTCAAATTACTAGTAGAAGATTGACAGGAACTTTGTATACCACTAATAACAATACTAATTATGATATGGTTCCTGACGTTGATTTGACTTGTACTTTCAATAGAGCAAACTTTGCTGTCGGTTCCGGAACTGCTATGCTTGGTAACATTCCTGTTGAATATATTAAGCTAAAATCAGGTGCTGGAGCTTTCACTAATTATGGTGAAGAAATTGTTGGCTCTGCTAAACTAGCATTGACAAGCATAGTTTCAACAGGAAACACTATTGTAATAGGTGATATTTTAACAGGTTCAAGCTCAGGCGCTGTTGGAAATGTTACTGCAGTAGGCGCTGGTTCATTGTATTCTACCACAGGAATTGGTTTCTCTAACACTGAAACTGTTACTGTTAAGAATTCATCAGGAACTCTTAAGAATATTTCAGCTACAGTAAATGGTGTTTATAGTGGTTCAGGAAAACTAAAATCATACGATAGCGCAAATAATATTTTTATTATTGAAGATTCAAACGGATTGTATCTAGCGAACGGTGTAGTAAAAGGTGTTAGAAGTGCTAACGTTGGTGTAATTGATTCATTCACTTATTACCCATATTCAACCACTTGTTTGAAGCCTCATTATCTAACATTTAGAAACACTTCTTGTGGTTTCGAAAAGAGAGGCTGGAGATCTGATACAAACGCATATGGTAATTATTATCCTGGAATACCAGATGTTTCTTCAGATTTTTACGAAGAAAATAAAATACTTTCTAGAGTAAATGAGATATCGTTGAACTCTAGTAATCCAAGTTCACAGGCCAGAGCAACATTAACTACTTCTAGTGTATATGTTTCACCTGTTATTGACTTGTCAAGAGGTAATAGCGTTTATGTTCATAATTTGATTAATGCAGACGACCCGGATGTATTGATATTGGATAATATTGATCAGGGAGCTAATACTATAATCATAGGCGATAAAATCGTCGGAACAGTAAATGGATATGTTACTTCTATAATAGGTAATACTGTTATTACTGACGTAAATGGATATGCAAACGCTGAAATTATTACTGTGTATGAATCTACAGGAACAACAAGTAAAGGCATATCTGCCAATGTTATTAGTGTTTCTAGATCCGAAGATCAAATCTCTGGCGGAAGTCTAATAAATAGATATATTAGTAAAGTCATTACTTTGGCAGAAGGCCAAGATGCAGAAGATTTGATAGTAAAAATAACTGCATATAGACCTGTTGGAACTGACGTCAAAGTTTGGTTTAAAGTTGCTAATGCAGAGGATTATCAAGGTTTAAGTAATAAAAAATGGACACCAATGGTTTATTTTGACTCGATTTATAGTTCAAGCGTAAACAATAGAGATTTCTTAGAATTTGATTATTCTGTAAATCCTGATAATTATGATGGTAATGGTATATTGCAATATACATCTGAAGGAAACACTTTCAAGGGATTCAAACAGTTCCAAATTAAGATTGGATTGTATGGTAATGCTGACGGTATAAGTTCAGCTCTAGTTCCTAAAGTTGGTGACCTAAGAGTTATTGCACTACAGAGATAATATGATGGAACAAAAAACAGAAAAAGAAGGTCTATACAGAGATTTGTCAACAGGGGCGTTATTAAATAAAAATAACGCTGGCCTGTTGGCTTATAAAATAAGAAGAGAAAAAGAGAAAGAATTCGAATCTTTCAAAGAAAAAATAAAAAGAATTGATGATGACATTTCTGAAATTAAAAACGTTCTAAAAGCTATAGCAGAGAAGATCTAGAATGACAATTAATGTAGCAAATACGGAATTAAATAACACATTCGAATATTGGCGTGGCAGAACAAACGAACTTGCAACGTTAATGTCGAATTGTGTAATTACAACGACAGCAAATTTGGCTTCTGCTCAAACTGCTGGTAATGCTGCAATTTCTGGTAGATTTTCTGCAAATAGTTTAACAGCTGCTAACGTTTATACTAACAGTGTTATTACTGTTAACGTATCCACAATTAATACTGCCAGCGAAGATCACTATTTCGTAACAAATACTACAGCCCTTACCTTGGGTAATAATACTTGTAATACATACATAACGCCATCTTCTATTAGAGCTAATAATGTTTTAGTTAATGATAATGTTGCTATCAACACTTCAGCTTTATATGTTGGCGATATCAATGGTAATCTTGTTTTAAATAAAGCTACCATTTATATTCAGAGCAATGACATTGTTAACACTGTTTTAACTTCTGCTAATTTCAAAGTTTCAAATAATAATGTTAATTCCAATTTAACATACAATTCTTTAACTATTGGAAACGTAGTAGTCAACAGCACATCGATGTCGTTCCCAACAGTTACTGGGACTCCCGTAATAAATTCTTCCACCATTGTTATTGGTGCGAACGTTTATGCGAACACTTCGACTTTATTGGTCGGAAATTCATCTGTTAACTCCACTGTCAACTCGACAATGGTTCAGATGTCAAATTCTTCTGGCACAGCTAATCTAACTCCTGTTGATCTTAAGATTGGCACTTCAATCGTCAATAGCACAATCATTACAACTGGCGCTGGCGGTTTGGTCGCAAACACTACCGCTATAACAGTAGGTTCAAACGTAGTTGTTAACACTTCAGTTGCTACCATTGGTAATTCGACTGTAAATACAGTTGCAAATTCTTCTTTATTGAAGATTGCAAACAGCACAGGAATTGCTAATCTTACTCCTACAGCCGTTTCTATAGGTATCTCTGTTCTTAATAATACTTCAGTATTAATTGGTTCAAACGTTATTGCAAATTCTTCAACGTTGTTTGTAGGTAATTCTTCAGTAAATGCTACTGTGAATTCTACAATGACTCAGATGTCTAATTCTTCTGGGACTGCAAATCTAACACCAGTAAACCTTACAATAGGTACTTCTCTTGTTAACAGCACAATTATCACAACTGGCGCCGGTGGATTAGTAGCTAATACTTCTGCTATTACTGTTGGATCTAATGTAGTTGTTAACACTTCAGTTGTTACTATTGGTAATTCATCTGTTAACACTGTTGCAAATTCTTCTCTACTAAAAATTGCTAATAGTTCCGGAATAGCAAACTTAAATCCTACATCAATTAAAATTGGTATTTCAGAACTCAACAATACTTCAGTATTGGTTGGAGCAAACGTAATTGTTAATGCTACAACATATTTTGTTGGTAATTCTTCAGTAAATTCTATTAGTAATTCCACTTTAATTCAAGTAGCAAATTCTTCAGGCACAGCTAATTTAATTCCAACAAGTCTTGCTATTGGAGTTTCTACTGTATCAAACACTAATGTTACTGTTGGTGCTAATGTCACAGTAAACACTACTACATTTTTCGTAGGTAATTCTAGTGTAAATAGCGTATCAAATTCAACTCTACATCAAGTTTCCAATTCTAGTGGTATTGCTAATTTAACTCCAACATCAATAGCTATTGGTATTTCTACTCTATCAAATACTAATATTACTGTTGGCGCTAATGTTGTTGTAAATTCTTCAACATATTTTGTTGGTAATTCTACTGTCAATTCTATCAGTAATTCTACTTTAATTCAGGTAGCCAATTCAACAGGAACTTCCAATCTAACTCCTATAGACCTTAGAATTGGCACTTCAGTGGTTAACTCTACTGTTATTGCAGCCGGAGCTAACGTAATTGCTAATACTACTGCGGTTTATGTAGGCAATTCAAGCACAAACTCTGTTCTTACTTCAACATTATTGCAATTAGCTAATTCTTCAGGATCAGCTAACTTAAACTCATCAAGCTTGACTATAGGTCTATCAGCAATATCCAACGGATTCTTCAATGCTGGCGCAAACGTCTCAGTAACCACTAGTGGGTTTACTGTTGGCAATTCAACAGTAAATGCTGTGGCCAATTCTTCTTTGTTGAAGATAGCAAATAGTTCAGCTACAGCCAATATATCTCCTATAGGTTTGAATGCTGGTATTTCTACAGTAAACACTATTGCTGTTTCTGTTGGCGCTAACGTAATTGCAAATAGTTCTTCATTGTTTGTAGGTAATTCTTCAGTAAATGCTTCAGTTTCAAGCACTTTACTATCAGTTACAGATGCTCTTGGTAATACAAATGCAAACACTTCCGGTGTTTATGCTACTGGAACTGTTAATGCTGCTACTCTTTCTACAACAAGATTTACTGCTAATTCTACATTAGCAAATGTTTATGCACTAAATGTTCAAACAAATACATCTACTTTTGGAACTGCAGCTTATATTATTGCCAATGGTAATATTGGTATTGGTAATTCATCACCAGTTACAAAACTAAGAGTAGATGGTGACACTGTAATTAATGGTAACACTATATTCGGATCTGGTAATTCTACTTACAAAACTATCGTTGATGGTTTGCTTGAAGTTACTGGCGATTTGTCTGTAAGCGGTACTTTGAGTTATACTGGTAATGCTGCAGGAAATATCATTCCTCAGGGTAACGGTTATAATCTAGGTAATGCAACAAATAGATGGGGTCTGTTTGGTGCTAGTTTGAATGTTGCTGGCGGTAATACTCTTATTGCTTCGCCTAATACTGTAGTTTCATCTAATCTTATTGTAAATGGCGCTAATTTTACTATTGCTTCTAACATCAGTCACACTGGTGCTAATCTAGTAATATCCGGAACCAATACAAGTATCAGTTCTAATTTAACAGTTACTGCTACAACAACAACTCTTAACTCTAATGTTGTATTGGGTATTGGTACCACTCTAAGCGGTTCTGGCGCTGATATCAGTCTTAGAAATGCTACATTTAGTGGTAACCTAGTTGTTGGCGGAACAGTCGTATCTGTTAATACTGCCACATTAATGGTAAATGACAATATCATTGAACTAGCTGATAATAATATAACAACTGATACTGTTGATATTGGCTGGTATTCACCAGCTGGTAATACTAGCAAAATTTGGTATTCAGGTTTAGTTCGTCAAGCTGCTAAGTCTTCAAACAGCAATCCTTATTTCTGGTTGTTTGTTTCTAACACCAACCCAAATACAGCTACAACAGTTGACACTTCTGCAAATTCAGGAACAGGAACTCTTCAAGCATATCTCGTTCCTTATGGAACTGGTGGCGCTTTCGTAGCAAATTCTACTGTTGTTAATATTACAGCAAATTCAACTGTAAGTTCTACAATAACTGCTAACAGCCTATATGGTACTGTTCTAACTGCAACTCAGGGAACAATAAACCACGATTCGCTAGCAAACTTCGTTGGTAACGAACATATTGATCACACCACAGTAACATTAACTGCTGGTAATGGTCTTACTGGCGGCGGAACTATAGCAGCCTCTAGAACATTCGATATTGGCCAAGGTAATGGTATTTCAGTTTCTGCTGATGCTATCGCTGCAGCAGCCGCCAACGGTATTTCAGTCACATCTTCTGGCATTAATGTTCTTGCTGGCAACAATCAGTTAATTTCTAATACAACTGGTCTATGGATCGATCAAACTAAGATTGACCATAATAGCCTTAGCAACTATGCAGTTAATAGACATATTGATCATACTGCAGTTTCTATTACAGCAGGAAATGGTCTGAGTGGTGGTGGAGATATATCTTCAACAAGATCTCTAGCCGTATTAGCTAACACTGGTATTATTTCTAACTCATCTGGTGTGTTTGCTAACTCTACATATATTCAATCTCTAGTAAATGTCTCAAACGGATCTGTTACAACTTCTGGAACAACTGCTCAGAATATCGACAGCTTCTTGATTGGTTCATATCTAGGTTCAGAATATCTCATCAGCGTTTCAGATAATGTTGCTAATAATAAATATGTGTCTAAAGTTCTCGTTATGCACGATGGTTCAGCTTCTCAGATTACTGAGTATGCATCTATCACTTCAAATAGTAACGTTGGTGTATTTTCAGCGACTCAAAATTCTACACATATTAT